AACGTGCCTGAGTTGATTGGTGTCGTCGCGATGCTGGCTGCGCTGGTGATTGGCGTGGGCCGGGGCGGTGGGGTTGGACGGGTGAGGGTTAGGGATGGCGACGACGAGGCGGTGCCGTCGGCGATGGTGACGGCTTGAGGGTGACTAGATAACAGTCGGCTTGCCGTCCCTACGGGCGCACTTGTTGAGGATGATGCGGGCATCGGCTGTCTGTTGTCTGAGCTCGAACAGCCTACGCACCACAGCATTCAGCTCTTTCTCAAGACGATCACATTCAGCTTTTGCTGCTGCCTCGTTGTCTAGGGCTGTCGCGAAATCGGCCAAGGCTCCTTTATAGCCTTTATGCCCCTACGTTCTCTGGATACATCTCGTGGTTGCGACGAAAGAACTCGGCACCCATGTCGGCGACGACATGCTGAAATGCTTTCGTCGCCGCTGCCTTAAGGGCATTGAAACGGGCCATGCTTGGACCATTACCTCGTCGCAGCCCAGGGAAGTTGATGCGAACGGCGCCCAGATACTGACCGCTGAAGATGACGCCGTCGACCGAGATGACGGCGACGAGGCCGCTGCCGTCGATGAGGGTTTCCATGTGGGTGATTTCGATGTGGTGTCCGCTCGTCATTTGCTTTGCCATTTGCGTTCGTCCTTTATAATCTCAGTATTCGTCGCTGCCTCGTTTTTGTCAACAGGCAATCACGATCTTTTTTTCTAAGTGCGTGAAAGAAAACCGTTCTTAGTGCAGCAACCCAGCCCGCATTGCCGCCGCGACAAGCTGATGCGCGGCGATGTCATTGCGCTGCGAAAGCGTCAGCGCCATCGCGGCATGTGCTGGCCACTGCCGCAGTCTCATCAGATCGTCGAGCAGCGCAGCTTGAAACGAAAACGGATTGGCGACGGCACGGGCGATGAGACGTTCCGGTGACAGCGACAGCGTCGCCTTGCCGTCGACAACGGTGACTAGCCCCACAGCTTCGGTGGCCTCGGCGTCGCCAGTGCCACCTGCAAGCGCACGGCGCAGATCACCCTGAGCTAGCTTGGCAAGGCGATCGGCTGTGGCGACGTCTTTGCCTTCGTCAAGCAACACTGACCGGACGTCGGCGGCGCCAAGGGCCAGATGATAGGCAAAGCGGCTTCTTAAAGCTGCGTCAAGGCTGCCAATTGGTCGGGACGTGCAGGCTATCCAGACATTCACTGCGTCCCGCTCAAGGGGGATGAGCAAAGCGTTGACAGCCTTGTCGCCGAGAGCGTGAATCTCATCGAGCAGAAACGCCTTGCATCGCACACCAGGGTCCATTGGCGGTAGCCTCGATGACTCGGCGAGGGCACGAATGCGATCGATGCCCTCGTCAGCGCAGTTGACATGCATGAACTCGACGGCGCGGTCGACGTCGTCGACGCCCATAAGTCGCGCCGCAATCGCCTTCGCCAGCGTCGTCTTGCCGACGCCTGGCGGGCCGGTGAAGAGGAACTTACGAAGCAGCGACGACGGCGACAATGAGAGGATGTCGGCGGGGAGACGTTGAGACTTGATTTGATGTAGTTGCAGTGTGGGCAAAGGGAATACCCCCTCTAGTTTTGAGAGCTGGCGGCGAGGCGACCTTCGCGGCGGGCTCGTTTTCGTTTGATCCTATCGACGAGATGACGACAGTGACGCAGTTTCGAGAACAGGCGACAGCAGCCAGCTCGACGACCACAGCCAGCCATCTCAAGACGTGTGTACCCGTAAGCTCTCATTAGTCGATCCACCCGCGTGTCGTGTCTCACGACGATCCGGCTCAATGCCGGTAAGGAGGAACCGCGTGAAGGCTTGACGACGTGCTCGGTTGACGAGACGCTTCATGAGCCTTTTGAGGCAATGACACTTCAGACGACTGAAATTGATCTGTTCGGCTTTCACACAGCACCTCTCGTTGCCTCACCGTCTCACACACAAACACACATCCCGCCCCTTCGCCTTACCCTCAGCCCGCAGCAACAATCCAACACCGCCGCCGCAGTCTCGTCGTCGACAAGCTTCCTCGTCGACTCGTCGACTATACCATCGCGCCACCAGCAAAGCGAGGAAGCATAACACAATTGGCAAGGCCCGGTACATTTTAGTCGTGTCCTCGCCTCGCTGCTGCATCCATCGGCGATTCGACGAGGTCGTCCATGCTCAAGGCACAGACGGGCGCGTGAGCGTCGGTGCTGCCGCAGTCAAGACAGGGACGGCGAGACGGCGAGACGGGCTGGGGCTTCGATGAAGAAAGCGCGTTGTTGACCCGATTGATAGCGTCAGTGAACTGTTTCGTAATCGACGCCTTATCCGGCGACGCAACAGCGGCCTCACGATCCACCGTCATCGCGTCGAGGCGGCGCTCGATACGCTCCTGGGCTGATTTCATCGTCAGCAGCCGCCGATCGATGATGGATTGCCTAGCACGCAGACCACTGAGACGCTCGCGGCGTAGTGTGACCTCAACGTACACAATCAAGCCACACGCGACAGCGAGGCCGAGAATCATTGGGAAGTAGCTCATACACGACAAGGTACTTGATTTGCGGTGCGGTGTCAAGCCTGATCGGCGCCACTACCCTACCGCATGCCCTTTCCGCAGTATGGCGCGAATCTGTACGCACTTAACAGCCTCGGCGAGCAGTGGTTAAACCAGACCGTCACGCTGGCGACGTTCCGAGGGCCACCTATCGTCCTCGTGACGACGACAATGTCTGATACAGACCCGGATATCCTTGCTGTCATTGACTTCGCCAACTACTGGAACGGGCCGATAGTAGGTTTCGATCGTGCTGTGCCAATCGGCTCTTGGAGCCTCACAGAGCTACGGAATGCGGGTTTGGCTGCGTCTAAGTTTTTCACAATGGCACACACGTCACCATTTGCCTTACCTATCGGTAGTAGCACGGTTCAGTATCCCATAACCGGACCCTGGCTCTCACTGGAGACGGGTGGGCCTGCGACTTCCGTAGATGCTTGGGATGCGATTGTTGCAGGGGAGTTCATACGCACCACACAGAACCACCCTTATGGGTGTGGAATGCAAGCCGTGAGTGTTTTCACAGAAAGCACAAACGGGCCACCCCTCTACGGTATCGGTCTGTTTCTGGATGTCTTTGAGGGCCTTACGCGGCTTCAAAAAAAGTGGACGGGCGGGTCGGTGCCTACGGTGTCGCAGTATCAAGCCCTCGGCTTGGCAGCAGCGATTCGACCGGGGCTTGCCCGACTATGTAACGCAGCCCTACTGCCCGAGCTTATCGTCGTCGAGCCTGTGTAGTACCTGCTTAACCCTACATATAACCCTTCGTCTCCCACAGCTTCTCACCACATACAATCGACACCGTCTCGCCGCTGCCGCCATACAGCGTCCCGTCGCCGTAGCGGAACGTACCCCAAATAGCCCCTGACGTAAACGAGAAGTGAAAGTAGGTGCAGGTGTCATGCGCCGACTTGTGGTCGCGGACGAGACGGCGAAGAAGCTGAATCTCGCTTGTCACCAGCGTCGTCCCCCAGGTCGACCCGTCGCCGTAAGTCCAACCACTTCCCCATAGCAACGGCGAGACGGGCATCGGCTTACGAATCAGGATGTCGAACTGCGACCAGACGAGCTTGACAAACTGGCGGACGTAGAGCGTTCCGCCACCGACCGGCATCGGCCAGTCGACGCGACGATACACCTTCGCGTTGTTGATGCCGCACCACGACATCTCGTCGATGTGGCCTTCTTGGCTTCCAGATCGCTGCCAGATCGTCCAGGCGTGTTTGAGGCGTAGGCGGTGGAGGGTTTCATCCTCTAGCGTTCCGCCGGTCCCTACGAGCCGCACACGCTCAAGGCCACGCTCGTCGGCTAGGTAATACAAAGCATCGGTCGGCGTCTGTGTCGGGAATCGGACGGCGCGGGCGTAGAACAGCCGCGACATCTCGGTGTCCATGGCGCCACCCATGGTGGCCTGCCAATTGAAGCCGTTACGCCCCGCGTTGCAGGGTTTCTGTAGGATCTGCGCACAGAGCCCCGCGTAGGTGAACGCATTTTCAGTGTTTGTCGGTATCAGCTCGGCCATTTAGCTACTCCCGTGCGCCCCGACTAGACGGAGACAAACGTGATCGTCGGCGCCACCACGGCGACCTCGTTGTAGGCGAGCTGCACGTCCGTCGCTGGCGACGACATGTCGGCGTCGACGATCACACCGGATGACGTCCCGGCGGGGTACAGCAGCACCTCGATGATGCGCTCACGCGACACCAAGGCGCCAATCGGCAGATCGGCAAAGTACGCCGACAGGTTGGCCAGTACCGTCGTCTGAAACGCGGGCGTATTGAAAGTCGCCTGCACAAACAGCGTCGCCGTCACCGTGATCGTATGACCAAGCGCCGACGAGACGACGGCACGGGCAGTCTCAGGGATGCGCTCGCCACCGACCTGCATCGGGGCGATGTAGTTCTGCACCGCGTTGATCACCGTTGGGCCAAGCGGTCCCGCCGACCCGGCGATGATGACGTCGACGCGGCCAGGGTCGAGGATGTCGAGGTTGCTGTAGACGACGCACTTCTTCACTTGCTGAATCGACGGGAAACCAGCCGTCGCCGTCGTCGCCCAAAGCCGGTACGCCTTCTCGGGGCTGCCGGTGCCAAGTGTCCCCCACTTAGACACGTCCCGATCGCGAAGCTGTGGGTCTGTCTCGACATCAGTGCCTTGCTGTGCCGAGGCGTATTTCGACAACCAATCCGACGGGTTGGTGACGCTGACGCCGGGCTTGACACCGCGCACAAAAGCAGTGATCGTCCCGACACCGACATTGTAGGCGCTACCTACCGACTGTGCCTGGATGATGACGTCGACGCTGCCACCTTTCGGGACGGTGACTTGTGTGGAGCCGGTGGCGGCGTCGACAACACCGTTGAAGATGATCGACGAGCCGAGGCCAATCGAGAACGATACCGACGTCGCCGAGAAGACGTAAGGCCCGGCATTCGCGGTGTCGGTGAGGGTGACATAGCCGATGGTGACGAGGCCGAGCTGACGCTGATTGTCATAGACCTCGTCGGCAAGCTCGGTCAGCGCGTCGCCCTCGGCGAAGCTATTGAGGCCACCCTCGGAGATCAGCTTCTCCGCCGTCTGAAAATCCGTCAGTGCCGACGCCTGGATCTCGACGAGGCCCGACGGAACGCTGCCAGTTTCCCACGACAAAGCGGGGAAGCCGAGCGCGGCAAGGGCGTTGAGCAAGGCGAGCTTATTGTCGGCGACCGACTGCGGCGTCCGCAGTGACGCGAAGGTGACGGGGACGATGGGCATGGGGTAAGGTATGTGGGGTGGGGGCTAGACGCTGCACCTTGCGCCGTAAAATAAAAGGCGTTGACAACGGCGAGACGATGGGGTAGAAGGGAAGACAAGGAGACGACAAGACGATGACAGCGAAACAGGTTTATGAAGTTCGCAAGATGATGAGAAGGGTGTCTTACGGGGAGATCTACGATCGAGGTCACAACCCCCGCGCTGTGCATGCACTGGTGCATCATCTGGCTCATGTCACCGCTGCCAAGGCTGCGCGATATATTCGACGGCATCTCAATAAGTGGTCTACTGCTATTGCGGTGGAGAAACACTTTCGCTCCAAAGGAGCCGCCTAATGGCCACCAACACCCTGCCCCCTGGCCTCATCCACCGCACTGCCCCGACTCGTCACATCAGCTCAACCCGCGCCACTGACGCCGTCGCCAAGCTGCGGTATGCGAAGCATCAGGCCGACGAGGAGTCGCGGCAGCTCATTGCCAAGCTACGAGACGATGCCGAGGCCGACTCGAAGGCGTCGACGCATCGCTGCATTCACCAGCACCACACGACGCTGCCGCCAACCCTCTTCGAGCGCGGTGACAAGCCGACGGCGATGCAGATTCTCGCCCTAGTGATGCTTGTCATCGGCTTCGCCATCGCCGCTGTCTTGTCGATTCACGACGGCGCGGTGGCGCAGCATCCGTCGAGTATTGACGCGGGGACGATGGCGACGACGACTACGGAGTGGCGAGACGGCGAGGTGGTGAAGTAGAGGTGACGGGGCGACGAGGCGGTATCATACGCGCTGATGAAAGGTTGACGAAGATGACAACTCAAGAGTTTGAGCTTCCCGTATCGTGCCCGACATGTAAGGCAATTCGTACCGTGTGGGGCATTGATAGCCGCTATGCTTCCGACCCAGGCCAGGAGCATGCCACCTACAAGTGTGGCTGTCGGATGGAGTGCTACTTATCCCACAAGCGCCACGATATCCGAGAAGAGTGCCCTCAGAACCCGGCGCAACTCGCCAAGACTGCCCGTGAAAAAGTCATCGACGAGGCGGTGGCGAAGGTGCTGGTCAAGCTGAAAGTCAACGAGGACGAAGCTAAGGCTTTTGCGAAGCGAGCCGAGCGAGGAACGTGGTCATCGGTGAGTGATCCGAGCATCTTCTCCTACATGCGTTTCCCGAAAGCCGATTGAGTGCCCCGTCGCCGCCTAGCCGATAGGAAAGTAGATTCGCGGGATAGTGTCAGCGCCGAGCACGAAGACTAGCTCATACGAGTCAGCGTCACTCAGCGTCAACTCGATGACGCAGACGAGCCCCGCGACATCGTCCAACGTCGTCGTTATCTCGGCGTCGTCGACACCCTCGACGTCAAGCACCTCGTTACGTACCGCAGCCTCGAAGGCGTCGAGGTCTTGCGGCAGCAGATTGGCGTTGAGCCAGCTATTGATGTCGAAGCCCCAGTCGGGATCGTCATACGACCCTGGCGGCGAGATGAGGCGGCGGGCGACGTGCTCGGCGACGGCGCGGGGACCACTGATCGGCGTAAACGAGATGTCGAGGTCGGCAGCACCGCCCGCATAGACGCGACCCTCAAGATTGAGAGACAGCGACGGTGGGAAGGTGGTGTAGTCGACGTTGTTGGGGTAGACGGGCATGCTAGACGGCTTTCGTTTTGGTTGTGACGTAAGTGGAAGCTCCGGCGGCAAACGTCCCGATAGCTGTGTTAAGAGTAACGGCAGCAGCAGCAACGGCAGGGAGGGCAGCACCTACAGCAGTCGCGAAAGTACCTACAGCGGTTAGGACTGTGGTCAGAGCCGTAACTATGGGTTGAAGTACGATGGACTGCGTCCCCGCACCAGCACCCAAGTTCACCGTCAGCGCCACGATATCGGTTTGCAGAGATCCGCCGAGCCCCAGCCACCCTGTCGCATAAGGCAGCCGCTCATCGGCGCCTTGCCACCCGATCAAGCACTGCGTTCCGGCCTGTGGCTTGTAGGCCATGCCCCCGACCGGCGGCAGCACCGGCACGGCGCTGATCGTCTGAAGCTTCGTCGCCGACTCGCCAGCGTCGTCATTGTTGAAGACGACATCGACGGTGCCGCTGGGGAAAATGCCGCTCGTCTCCCACTTGACGACCTTGGCGGGATACAGGGCGCGGCGGTCGATGGTGCCGTCGTTGTCAAGGGCTCGTCGCACCAGCGATGAGAACGCGGTCATGAAGCGGTCTTCGGTGGCCATAAGGCAAGGTAGTGGCTAAGACGGGACGTAGTAGCCCCGTAAGTATCCACTTGACATCGCCGCCTTGTCGTGGCATCATCGCCGCATGAACAAAGCAAACCTTCTCTGCATTGGCGACGGTGCCGCCGCTTTCCTCGTACCGATCTTGACTTGGCTGTCGAGCATGGACATCGTCCACGTCGACGACGAAGACTGGTCACTGGAGGAAGTCGAGCATAATGTCACCACTCGTGGCGACAATATCGCACTTGTCATGCACCCTAACGACTTTCGCGATGGCGTCTTACACTGTGGACCTCGTGTGAGTCATGCTCTGATCGTCGGCAGTCGACTCAAAAAGAACTGGATCTTCCTCGTCCCTGTCGAGGTTGACGCAGCTGTCAAGGCAGCGAAGGTGCTGAATGTGCGTCTCTCCGACGGCATCGCCATCACTGACCTGCCCGACGGGATGGTGACGTCGGATGTGCGAACGGTGTTGGCGATGCTTCTACTTGACGGCGAGGCGGCGTCGACCACTCAGCCACCCCCACCTACAGATACCACCCCGTCAGAGTGAACCGCGTAGGCCCGAACTCATACAGCACACGGTCTAGCTTGCGTACAACATCCCACGCGATGATGCTTTGACCGGGACGTATGCTGCTGTCGTACACGCCAAGAAACACGAGCCGCTCTTGACCCCAAGACGACAATTGCTCGAAAGCTGCACCGTTTGCCGCGAAGGTGTCGACGACAGTGTCAGCGACGCCGTCGTCGCCAAATCGCCAAGTCGTCAGCGACGTCGCGTCCGCCGAGACGACCTCGCCTCGGCCAAGCAGCCGCGTCACACGCCGCAGACTTTCACGGCAAGGCCCCTGGGACCGCGTCCAGTGGGCGCAGTAGATGTCCAGGGCACTCCACGTCCCGGTCTGCTCCCCCGCGTCTCGTAGCGCGTCCTGTGCAATCTGCGCGGCTTGAAAGCCGCGATAGTCGCGGGCATCGAGTACGGTGTCCAGCTTCCCGGCCCCGGCGACGATGCGGGCTTTGACCTGTATGTAGTCGGCGGCGATGTCGACGACGGTGCCTTTGCGATTGACGGTGCCAATTTGAAGATCTGCCGTCGACCCTTTCGACGGCGCCGAGGCGGCGCTGAAGAACACCTCCGCCGTCCATGCGCCGGTACGTGGTATCTCCAGATTGCCGCTGACGATGCTGTACTGGCCAAAGTGATGATCGGCCATAACTTACCCCTGTCGCCTCGTCGCCGCCCCGGCATTGAGTGCCGCCGGGCCTTGGTAGTTCTTCTTCGCCGCCCGCGCCGTCGGGGCTGCCGTCGGCTGCTTGTCGGTGGTGACGGGCTTCGACTTGCCGTTGTCGACGCCCTGTGGGTTGGCGGCGGTGATGAGAAGACGATCTTGCTCTAGCTTCGACGTCGAGGCACCGCTGCCGATGCGCAGCACCTTCGGGTTGTAGCCTTCGAGGGTGACGTGGAAGATAAGCCCGCGATCATGCGTCGGAATCGACTGCTTGACGAAGACGATCTGATTGATGCCGTGTAGGTCGAGGAAGGGGTGATAAACGGGCACAGCGTTCCGGCGAGATAGGTGCCGCGCCACCAGCTTGTCCTTGATTCGCAGGTAGTCGGCGAACCAGTCCTTTCCTGACGTGAGGTCACGAAATAGCGACAAGGTGATCTTGACGGGGATTGCGTCGATGCCGTGGCTGACGAAGCTGCTGTAGTCGGTGCCCGGCTCCTTGCGCTTCTCGATGTCAAGCTCAAGCCCCGTCTCGATGGGGCGAGCAAGTGGGAGACTGTAGTTAAGTATGCGAATGCGATCGAGCGGGTGCAGTGTCGCTGTACCCGGAAGCGGAAAGGATCGCGTGTAGTAGGCGAGGTTGAAGCCCATGTGGCAAGGTAGCGGGGATTGGGGCTGAGGGCGACGGCGACAAGACGGCGAGACGATGAGTCGACTAGCCTTCGAGGGCGGTACGTTCAAACAGTCTCGTCAACTCGCGGCGAACCTCGCGACCGATGATCTGCCCCGTCATCTCGGCGTCGGCTCCGCCTGTGACATTCACGTAGACCGCCACGTCACCACGTCCCGAGCCCTGACCGCTGAGACCGAGGCTGTAGTCTTTGCCCCGCGTCCCCGACAACGGGACAACGGCCTCGGGGCCAGCCTCGCCGATCAGAGCCAGCGTCGGCCCGGTGACGATGCCGCCTGCTGCCATTTTGGGGATGTCTAGTTCGCCTACGCCCGCCGCGTTCTCCTTCGCCCACGCCCCAAAATCCATCGCCGCCGCCCTTGTCGAGTCGCTGCCGGTGATTTCCTCCCCGAGCATGCGGCGATTGGCGACAGATACCTCTGCAAGCGCGGCGATGCCTTCACTGAAGTCGTCTTTCGACAGTCGCTTCGAGACGTCGGCGTCACGCTTGTCGGAATCCTCTTTTTTCTTTCGCTTGCGCTCGTCGAGGATGCTGCCGCCGCTTTTGATGCCTTCCCAGATACCAGCACCGATATACTTGCCGATGTCGAGGAGGGTGTCGGTGATAGCGTCAAGAAAGCTGCCCGGTTCGGCATGTAAGATCTTGTCGAACCAACCCCAAGCCTCTTTGATGAAGCCGATCAACTTCTGTGCCATCGACGCGACGACGTCGATGAAACCTTCGAGGTTGCCCTTCGAGATGGTGTTAAGGCCACCTAGCAGCGCGTCAATGACCTCCTCGAAGATGCCGAGCAGCTTCTTTCCCGACTCCGACGCTGGCGACATCGCCTCGGTGATGCGGGTGAGGAAGGACTGAAACGCTTCAACACCCTTCCACGATTGTACGTCGGTGGACTTCAGCAAGTCTCCAAAAGCGCTTTTGAAGTTGGAGATCGTGCCTGTCAGTGACACCTTACCCATGCTTTTCGCGAACTCGCCGATTTCGGGCTTGTCCGTCTCAAGCGATTTGATGGCGGCGTTAAGGAAAGAGTAGGTGCCTATCTGACCCTTGCCTAGAACCGCTTTGACTTCTTTGATCTGATCTTCCCTTGAGGCACCTTTCTTGATGCCTTTGAAAGCTGGGGCTAAATTGGGGTTCGCGAGCAATGCGTCGACGATACCCTCGGCGCGGAAGCCAGCCACACGGAAAGACTCAAGGTCTTCGCCTGTAGCCACACCACGTCCCTTGACGCGGGACATTGCTGCAATGACCTTCTCTTGCATACCCGCGTCATCAGCAAACTTCGACGCCTGGTCAGCGACGGCCCTAAACAGAACCATCGACTCCTTACCGCTGAAGCCCGCCGTCACAAGCTGCTTGATACCACCGATGACCTTGTCGGTATCGAGCGGCGTCTCGGTAGCGAGGGCTTGGGCTTGACGGAAAATGTCAACGGCCTCCTCTCGGGTGCCGAGCATGTACTCAAGACCGCTGATCGCATTCTGCCGAAACTGTGCAGCGTCGAGGACGGCGCCGACAAAGCTTTCACCTACATCGGTGATCATACCACCGACTTTCTGCACCATTCCGAAAGCGCCGGACAGCATCGCCCCTGGCGCCGACAACAGCTTCTCACCAGCACCGCGCAGCATGCCGGTGCCGACCTCTCGGAACATGCGCCGCAGCTTATCGCCGGTCGACTCGACGGCCTTGCCGAGCCCTAGCGCCTCTTTGCGTGCATCGATTAGCTCTTTCTTGTACTTGCTCGTCATCAACGCCGCGTCGACGGCGCTGACGCCGCCCGCCTTCAACGCCTTGCTAAAAGCGTTGAAATCCCCCTTACTTGACGCAAACATATTGCTAACCTGCTTGTCGAGCTTGAGCAGGTTATCGCCCATCCTGTTGGCGACGGCAGAGACGTCGTCTTGTAGTGACGCTGACCAGACAGTGTTAGCCATGTGGCAAGGTAGCCACGGCAACGCCACGCTCACCTTACTGCATGGCCCTCAAAGTCAAGTCGTCAGGCATCATTCGTCAACTCGCCGTCAACCTCAAGCAGGCGCCCAAGCGCATTCAGCAAGACGCCGCGAAACAGATTCAGCGGGAGCTGGCGAAGGCCATTGACAGAGAATTTGAGACGAAGCAAGACCCCCACGGCAAGTCGTGGCAGCCACCAAAAGACGGTGGCGAGACGATGCAGAAGTCGGGACGTCTTCGTCGAGGCTTCGTCGTCGAGGTCGTCCCCGGCGGCGTCGGCTTATCGGTGCGAATCACCAATGAGGTCGAGTACGCGAAATGGCTACAGAAGGGCACAGAGAAGATGGAGGCGCGACGGATGATTCCAGACGGGACGTTGCCTGAGTCGTGGAAGCGCATTTTCGACGACGCCTACGCGGCGGCGATTGAGAGGTGGTATGCGGCCACCGACGCCAAGGCGAGGTGACAGCACAGCAGCTTCGATGCCTACATCACGGAACGCGATTTGTAGAACAAGGCGCCCTCGATGAAGCTGCGCAGCTCCGGCGTCCCCTTGAACCATTCGCCGGATTCACGAATGTGCTTGAAACGCCGATGCAGCTCCGTCTCCATGTCGACGCCACCAGGCACCGTCAGCAACAGCGACAGCTTCGTTGCCGAAGAAGTCTGCAAAGCTTCAAGGCGTTTCTCGACATTAGCCGACGTCCCAATCTTTATTCGGTTGTCGCCTGACAGGACGAAGTAGACGACCTCGCCACCTTGCGAGGTCTTCTCGTCGGCGCTGGCTTTTCGGATGCGCTCAACGGTGCGCTGCCTCGCCGTCTCAGCACGAAGGAAGGCATCCCGCACAGTCGCATACTGTGCAGCCTCGGCGTCGTCCATACCCTCGACGAGTAGATCAGCATCCGCGACAGATCGTGCCTGTCTCGCTGCCATCTCGTCGGCAAGGCGAGCGGGGAAATTGATGGGCGATGAGGGGCAAGCACATGTCTGCTCAGTGCCGCAGCGACAGATGTAGGACAGGAACGTCCCGCGAGAGTTGCGCTTTGTTGTGATAGGTGTCGTCAGATTGTCCACATACAGTGTCATCGCTACTTGACCAAGCGTGGGGCGCAGCTTGCATGTACAGCATTCGTGACTGCCGGGACGCTTGTAGGCGAGTTCGTACAAGCAAGACTTGTGCCGAGTCACCCAGCGAGCCTGTTTGACTACGGTGTCGTAAAATGTGGGATTATACCTGTGGTCCATGTGCAGATGGTACAACAAGACAGCGGCGATGTCAAGGGGTAGCCTCGCCGTCTACTCCACCTTGCCGCCGAGAGTCGTGATCAGCGCTTTCGTATTCTCGACGTTGTAGTGCGGTAGCCGCAACAGTTGCCGCCACAGGTCCGCCGCCATCTGGGCGAGGCAGTAGCGACGGGCCAGCGACAGTGACGACGAGGCTTCGACCAGGGCGTCGTCGTCGGGGACGCCGAGGACTTCGGCGAAACAGGCGACGGCTTCAGTGTGCGCGGCTTGCTCGGCTTGGGCGATTTCGGGGGCGACTGTGCGGGCAGGGCGTGAGCCCATAGCGTCGGCGCTAAAGCTGACCGTGCGGTACAGCTCTAGCCCTTTTTTTTAACGTCGATACCTTTGAAACCGGCCAGCTTTTGCAGCTCGGACGGATAGACCATGCGATGAGCCAGCGCAAACAAGTCGACGAGGTCGACGTATTCTTGCGTTCCCACGGACGGCCACAACAGCCGCGAGTCAAACGACAGGACGTTGGCGTCCATGCGCATGTTAGGGTCATCGGGACCGTCCTGAAGCTCGGCGATGTACTTGCGGGCATCCATGCCGCCGGGGACGCGGACGATGACGGCGTGGAGGCCATCGGGGTGTGGCAGGATGCGCACAAACTTTGCCGACCCCGGCAGCTTCGCCGACGTTGCCGCCTTGGCGTCGGCGAGCTTGAGACGTGCCGCCTCGATCATCTCGTCGTAGTCGTGCTCGCTCATCTCGTCAGTCTCGACGCCGAGCGGGTCAACGCGGGGCATCTCAGCCGGGACGTCTTGGCCGGTGCCTTCGAGGGCGAGGCGTGTATGCCACACCACGGCACAGCCGAGCTTGAACAGGGGCTCCGGGGTTTTCTTCTGCTTGGCCCAGTCGAGGGGGTGTTTGAGGATGGTCATTTTGATACACCTTTCGAGGCTGTTGCCAGCCCAGCCTACGCCCGCGCCTTCACTGCCAACAGCTTCGGCGACGCCTTGACGACGACCTTGCGACGTGCCGCCACGGCAACCGGGGTGCCCGTGCGAGGGTTGCGTGCCTTGCGAGCCGGGACGTGCTTGACGCGAAAGCGGGCGAAGCCGCGCAGCTCGACGTCCTTGCCTTCCTGAAGAAAGGAGGTGAGGATGGCGATCAGGCTGTCGAGGAG